AGGGTCAAACAAATAGCTGCCGCCCACTCCGGGATTGGGAACTTCCCTTTCAATCTTAGCCATGATGTTAGGCGCTAGTTAATGAAGTCCTGCTCGTGCGATACCGCACAAGGAAGTCTTGGCTAATGATACCCAAAGGCACATCAGCTTCATAAAGACTGAAGTCCGTACGGTCAGGTGTCAAGTCAAGTGCATAACCGTTGACGGTTTGATCGGCCATCAATTTTTGATGCACCTGCTGTGTGTAGGTGTCTGATGTGTCGTCAGGGATGGCAGCACGAACGAGGGTGGTGATCCTGACCCGCATCGTCCAGTCCAACTTGTCGTAAAAGTTGGTGTCAATCGGTTGATCGTTGACGGGTTCGACGATGACGGCAGGCACCTCTCCGCGTGCCAAAGGCTCCACACGGCTCCTGTAGACCGTTGCGCCTGTGATGGTGTCAAGATTGCTCTTGATGCGAGCCAGGATCAATTCTCGGCGGGTGTCAGCCATGATCAGGCGGAAGCGACTTGGACAACGGTGCAGATCACGCCGGGGATACTTGGATGAGCGTAAGGACTGGTGGCTGCTGCCTCAGCGTGAATGTAGGCAGCAACGTTTGATGTTGCCCAGATCAACTCCAAATAATCGTTGGCAACCAGCGGCAATACAAAATTAACAGTGCCAATTATGTTGCCAGGAGTGCCACCATGGCTTGCAATAACACTGAACTTGCTGTCGCTAGCAGGTACATCGCCAGCGGCGCCACTGTTGTTTTTGCGGAACCAAACATTCACGTCATGAATACTGGTGTCTGTGTTGCTGAATTGAATTGAAAAAGTCAGGCTATAAATTCCAGCGTGTTCAACAGTAATGCGTGAATTTGAAACAACCCGAACGCCTCGACTTCCAGTATCACGCTGTCTCAGATAAATCTCGGTTGGCGTATTGGCAGTTGCGGTTTGCGAGGTCTCGTCCCAAAACGAACCCCAGTAACCAGGAGACGAAAAATACGGAAGCCGGCTCCAAGTTGAAACACCATCTCCGATCTTGAGATTATTTGTTTGTGTCTCAATGGCGGCTTCACCTGGAAGCAACACAGGATTTAATGCCGCCCAATTCGCTCTGGTGTTGACTTTGAAGACGCTGCTCATGACCTCAAAGTCAGACTTTGCTCAATAGTAGTTCTGAAAAAACACCGTCATCAACAGGGCGATTCTCGCGCACGGTGTAAGACACGGAATCAACCGTAATAGAAGTGCCGCGAGCGGCAGTGCTGACATCAGAAGTCTTTGCCGTAAGCAAGTACTCCCGAGACAACGCCATACCGCCCGCGATCACATCCATAGGCGAATCCAGAATGCCAAGAAACGCAGTACCAGCACCGATTTGGCAGGTAACGCCAAATTCAGCAAGGAACGCATCTGGCAGTTCTGGAAACGCCATCAGGATCAGTTGCCGTACTTCTTGCTGTAAACCAGCGAGACGCCGTACACGAACACAGGGTTGGTGCCAGCTTGAGTACCGACAGCACGCACATAACGGCGCACATCGTTGGAGTTGATGCTGATCTTCTGGAAGGCAGCAGCAGAACTAGTGACCTCGGTAAAGGTCTTGCCGGTGATGTCTGCCCAAGCAGAGTTGTCTTCAGAATCCTGAAGCTTGACGTTCAGGGTAGGAGTGGTGCCGCTACCAGCTTCGCAGTCGAGAACCACGATGGCTTCGCCTTCAGCATCGTTCGAGCCTTGCAGATCGAAACCGGTGCCGGTGGCAGTAGCGGTGCGGGAGTCAGCCGGAAGGAGGCTGGCGATGTAGGTCTTAGACCCGAGGTTGTGGATCATTGGTCTTTCTCCGTTTGGGAGCGGGTTTGCTTTGAACAGGATCCGGCTGCTCGTCAGCCGTAACAACAACTTCCTCGATGATGGGAGCGGGAATGGCCTTCTGAATACCGATCAACAGCAGAGCTGATTTTTTATCGGTTTCTACGTAATCACCAACTTTCACCTGCTTGAGGTCAACGATGGTGTCACGCAGCATCTGAATGCGCATTACCCGCTCCGTAATCATCAGGACAGCTTGCAGATGGACTCAGGGTGACGGATGGCCACGTCATAGTCCTGCATGGCCACCACACGCACGGTGCCGGAAGCGGAACCGGTGTAAGGATCAACCATGATGTCCAGACCGCTCCAGAAGCCGATCAGGATGTCGCTGAAGTTAGCGAACACCGCAGTGTTGTTCGGCATGGAGTTGGACACGTAAGCCGGGTAACCGTTGATGGTGTTGTCGGCTTCGTAGATGAAGTTGGCGTTGGTGCCGGTGGCCGACTTCTCGGTGGTCTTCAGAGTGCCGCGCAGAGCGGAGTTCATCAGATAGCCAAGGCTGCCCAACAGGGCATTGTCGGTGCTAAGAGCGGCTTCAGCGTTCACGTAATCAGCAAACGTGGTGTAGCCGGACTCGGTGTTGATGCCGGTGACGTTCAGGAAGCCCAGCGGATACGAAGCAGCGCCAATACCGTTGATGGCTTGGTTCTCAACTTCGATGGCAATCTGTTGAGCCAGATCGCGACGCACCAGGTTCTCGATGTCGATGCTGGACTGAAGCAGCAGACGACGCGAGTAATCGGTCAGCGCACCAATCGTGCGGGGCTGCATCGTCACCTGGTCGACGGTCAGTTGACCTTCGGTGATCGAGCCGGACTCAGCAACGTGGTACACAGTGGCACCACCAGACTGACGGGGCAGAGCAACCATGCCTTGCAGGCCGGTCATCACGGTCGCGCCAGCGGTCTGCAGCACAAGAGCCTTGCGGAGCAGATCGATGAAGCTCTCGCTCATCAGCTCGGTGGCAACCAGATCACCACCACCGGAGGCAGAACCCACGGTCAGGTCACGGCGGCCATAACCCAGCACATCAGCAGGGATCAGGATGCCACGGGCTTCCTTGCCAGACTTCTGCTGAGCAGCACGGCTGACTTCCATTTCGAAAGCAGCAGCACGCTGAGCTTCTTGGCTGTTGGGGTGAGCCAGAGCGTTGATGGCGCGGATGAAGGAGAAGTCACGCTTCTCTTTGTCCGACATGCCGATCTCGGCATCCTTGGGGTTCAGGGGCTTCTCTTCAACACCCATCTTTTCCAGAAGGGCAGAGCGAAGCTCATCGAGGCTGCGGGAGTTAGCAATGAACTCCTGAGCCATTTCAATGTTCTTGGTGCGTTGACCAAGAGCAATCATGTCGGCCATTTCCTTAGCCTTGGCCTGAGCGGCCTCAGCGCGGATAGCCTCAACATTGAGGTTTTGATCCACGGTTGTAACTCCGTTGGGTTGACTGTGAACGGCTGAGGCCGTATCGACGTTCTCATTATGGGAGAAAGAACGTCCGATTCCAACCGAATTATCAGCCGGCACGGTGACCAGGCTTATTTCAAACGGTTGGAAACTGGTAGCGCGATAAGTCACAGGTGATGTGGACTCATCGGCTTCCATCGAGTTGATCTTGTAGCCGAAGCTGACATTGCGGATGATTCCATCCTTGATCAACTCTTGCATCTCGCGACCTAGTTCGTTGTTCGCGAGTTTTACGCGTGCATAGGCACGCTTGTTTTTGATGTAAGCCTTCTGCACAACGCCGACGATCTTGTCTGCATCGTGTTGGTACAGCAGAGGCGCACCATCATTGAGACGAGTGAGATCCATGGACTTGGCATCCATGTTCAACACTTCCATGCCGTAGTAACGCTCAACAGGCGCTTCGCTGGCAAAGGGGAACTCAAGCGTGCGATCTTCGCTTTCAGAGCGAAACTCAGTTGCGAGTGAACGCTTCAGCGTCTCGCCTTCAAAGAAACGCAGCGCAGCAATCTTGCGAAGTTCAGAGAACTTATGACCGACAACAGTTTCGGTTTGTTCGTAATTGTCTTCGCTGTTTTTGCGGTACACGCGAATCAATGCAGCGGGATCTTCTTCAGATGCGTTAATCGTAAACGAAGAATCCGGCACTTCAATTACACCTTCGCGGGCAATTCGCGTAACTTTACCGCGTGCAGTGCCACCACTTGAATCCCACTCTACAAAATCACCAACTTTGACGGCGTCAGGCGCGGCACGCTCCTCTTCGCGTTCACCGGTGGCTTCTTCAAACATCATCGGATCAAAGTCGTGATCGCTCAGCCATTCGCGAGCCTCGGCAGGCGTAAAGCGATCAGCATCAAAGCGGATGGCTTGCAGCTCAGAGGTGCCATCCTTGATCCCATAAATCGCATCAATGCCAGCGCCGAATTCATCGTTGACGCGGCGGATGCTGTCGTACTGATCAGGATCAGTGAGGCGAGCGGCATGCTCATTCGGATAGGGGCGTCCATCGACGATCTCTTCGTTGATTTCCATGGCACGCTCCTGTGCTTTTTTGATGGCTTTGGATTTCATGTTGCTCCAGGTTTGACCTGAATCACCGCCCCATGCCGCCCATGCTACGCGACCCGGCGAAGGATAGTCATCACCATCGGGACGGAAGCCCTTGCCTTGCTTGTCAACCTCATGACGAGCAAACCATGCGGCCATCGTGATGACAGTTTCAGGACTCAGTTCATCACCCGAAAGAATCTGACCAGCACGGGTGGCTGCAACATCAGTCCCACCAGGGCGACCTTCTTTCTTCCATGCGCGATAACGACGCGCTTCGGCCTTCATGCCTTCTGTTGGCGTCAGGTCAATTGTCTTGTCACCAACCTTTGCCATCAGTTGATGTCCTCAAGTTCAGGTTCTTCCTCATGTTCCATCGGATGTTCAGTTGGAGCAACAGGAACAGGTTGAGAAACACCGTTGTTAGAAACCTGCGACGGGTCAGTATCAAGCACAATGCCGTACTCATCAGCAATGGCAAGCTCATGCTGGCGTTGACGCATCTGATCCTCAAAGTCGCCACCGTGCAGGGCAATCACCTGCGAGAGCGTCATGATGCCTGAGCGGATCAGTTCCTTGTACGCAGCAGCTTCTTTCTGCGGGTCAACGAACTGAGCAGCGGGTGCAATCCACTTGGCTTCTTCGTAACGCTCAGGATTGCTGTCGTAATTTGGCAGATCCAGAACGCCAGCTAACACTGCCATTTCAATCCACTTCTCGTAGACCTCTTCACAGAGCGATTCGATCAAGTATTGCTGGAGTGTTTTGTAATGCGTTCTTGTTTCAAGCAGTTCCAGTCGTGAAGAGCTGTAGTTGCTCTGAGAGAAATCTGAGCTGACTTGCGTGTAAGAACAGCCAATCCCAGCAGCCACAGCTCGCAGCATTTGCTGCACAAAAGGAGTGAATGCATCATCAGGGCGATTGGGTGTAAAGAACTGCATCTCTTCACCGGGAGCCAATCGGCGGATGCTGCCGGGTGAGAAGTCGAGGACAGACTCCTGATCAAACGTGCCATCTTCAAACAGCTCCTGATCCGGTGTCTTGACAAACGCCATCATGCTGCTGCTGGCACGAGCGGCGACAATCTCGGCTTCCTCATATCCAGACAAATTGCGCAGGCGCATGATCGCCGTAGCAAACGCGCTAACACCACGCGTCTGGCCGGGGCGTTCAATCAAATACAAGTGAATGATGTCTTCAGCAGGAATGCGCACGCGGCGCTTCATTGCCTTTACGGCGTAAGCAAATTGGTAATCGCCAGGGTGGTAATCAAAGAAGTGATAGGCAACCGGTCTGCCCCACTTGTCAATCTCCACGCCCATTCGTACTTCATTGCCGTTCTTTTCGATGCCGCTGTAATCATCATCAAGAAGATCCGATTCGATAAGTTCAAGGCCGAGCGGTATTTTGCTGCCGCCGAAGGGCTGCTTGACAAGACGGATAAAGACTTCACCGGACTCAAGAACAGAGGTGATGCTGAGGCGTTGGATGTCATACCAGCTCAGCTTGCCGCCGGCGTGACAACGCTTGGCTGAAGTCCAGCGGTCAAATTCCTCTTCGATGCGGCGATTAATCTCATCAGCAAGGCGCCCACCACGCTGCATGCGCACCTGAGCTTGCATCCTGATGCCGGTGCCAACCACGTTGTTGCGGACAGCACGCAGGGCAGATTTGGCAAAATCGGAATCACGCACCAGTTGACGGGCGCGATTGCGAAGCATCCTGATGCTGCCTCGGATCTCGCTGTCAGCCGATGTGGCTTGACTGATCCAGTCAGACGTGAGGCGGTTGTTCTGAGCGGCGGCGTAAGCACGCTTCAGGTAACCATTCTTCTGCTGCGCTTCAGCCAGTTGCTTTTGCAACGCGCCGGTGCGACCGATACCGAAGATCGCCATTAACGGAACCTCACTTTGGCGAGACCGGGATTGCCGAGACCCTGACGGATTTTCTCAGCTTTCCGCTCCATTGCAATTTCAGCTTTCAAACTGTCTTGCAATTGAAGAAGTTCGGCCATCTTGTACCGCTTCAGGCTACGCCCGCCGATCTGATATTCCTGCACCATCCCGCCTTGAGCGAGTGTGCGGATGGCTGCCTCAACGTAAGACAGGTCAATCTCAGCGCGAGACCGATCATCAAACGCACCGGGCGATCCGGCGTACTTGGCAGTGGCCTTGACGGTGAACTGACCGCGACCAGCGGTGTACTGCAGCGTGCTGTAGGTGGCAATCGCCTGCCAAGTCCACAGGCCAGCGTCAAAGCCAGTGGTGGTCGATGCAGGGACTGTTACCCGCCAACCAGTGCCTTCAGCAGTGCCAACAACAGTCGTGCCTTCACTTGCAGTATTCGTCCGTGCGTACCACGTGAGCGTGTAGGTGCCACTGTCGATGTTGGTGCCAATGGCATCCTTGAACGCAGGTACGTCAAAAATGACGGTGTCACCCGCGTAAATCAGGTTCGGGACAAGGATGCTCACCAGCTCGTCACGAATGAAGGATTGCTGCGCCGTACCCGCCTTTGCGGTGGCCGATATGTTGAGTCTATCGGCTTGTCAGGCAATACGTCACTTGTATCTGCTTTTTTTGCAGCCTTGCCAATACTCCGCTCAAACTGCTCAAAAATCGTGTTCCTGTTGAAGCGCATGTACAGAAAGTGCAGCGCCGCATAGCTGTACACAAAACAGTCCAATGCCTCGTTGCGATCACCCGGTCGCTTCTTCCACTCTCGAATCGCAAAACCCTTGACGTAGCGGACAACCTGACGCTCCGACGTGATTTGCTTGAAGTACTCCTGACCAGCCTCGGCGTGGAAGTGGATGTAACCAGCGCCATGCTCGTTGTGCTTCAATCTGCCGAACAACGTTGACTTGATCGTGTCAGAACCGACAGGGAACACCTCGGCCGAATTTTTCAAAACTTGCCCTTTGTAGTTAATATCCACCTTGGAAGGCTTCCCAATAGGCGGTTTGTTCCGCACCGATTGCCCTTTCAAAGCAAACACACCCTTTCCCTTTCTGGCTCTGGCGTACGCATACACTTCGCTTGTGAAGTGACCGCCGGAGTCAACACCAATTGCCGAAACTTTCAGCCTTCCGCCATCGGCATGCGGGTAATCCCTTAGCAAGAGGTCATCAACTTGTTCCCACAACTTTTGTCCGGCTGGATCGCCGTAAATTTCTGTGTGACTGATCAGCCAGCTCTCCTCACCAGCGCCCCACGCATAAAGCCCAACAGCGACCCTGTTGTCCTGCACGTCAACGCCAGCAGTCAGTATCGAAGCACCTTTCGGGATTTCACCGGCGGGATAGAACTCGGCTCGCTCAGAAAGGCTATCGGCACCAAGTTTTGCCCCAGTTTCTTCCTCCCAAGTCTCGCCCAAAATGGTATTAACGAACGTCTTCAACAACGGAGCGTCGTTCTTCGCACGTAAAAATTCGCCAACAATTTCTTCCCAGCTCTTCCACCCAAGTGGAGAGTACAAGGAGGACAAATGGAATCCAACCGTCCTTGCATCTTGGCTTGTGGTCGTCGCACGCCACTCACCTTTGCGCAGCATTTCACTCTTGTAATGCTCTGGTATGTGCGCCCCGCAAGCCTCGCAGACATACGCAGCAGTCTTTGGATCACCGTCACGCCACTGCAGGTTCTTCCACTGCAGCCACTGCATGTGATCGCAATGTGGACACGGGACAAAATATCGACGTTGATCCGACGCCAGATACTCCGTCTCAATCCGGCTCGTATCCTTTACCGTTGGCGTGGACGTAAGGATGATCTTCCGACGAGAAAAGGTTGACGCACGACGCTCAGCCAATGCACAAGGGTCGCCTTCACCGTCCACATCACTCGGAAAAGCATCAACCTCATCAAGAAGCACCCAGCGACAAGGAGCAGACCGTAAGCCCGTAGCACTGTTGGCACCCGTGAGTAGCAGGATCCCACCGGGGAACTCCTTTGAAAACATCGTGTTGCCTGAATCGCGGCTTCGAGCAGGAGCGACCTTGTCGGCAAGGCACGGTGTCTCATGAATCAGCGAATCAAGCCGCTGCTTTGACAATCTTTTAGCCATCTCAATCGTCGGCTGCACGAAAAGTGCTGGACCCGGCGCATGGGCAATCATGTAGCCCACCACGTTGTTGATCGCTTCTGTCTTGCCAAGCTGCGCACCAGCCATGAACACCACCTTCTGAACGGCGGAGTTGGCAGACATGCAGTCCATGATCTCCTTGAGGTAAGGAGTCCTTTCCGTCCGCCACGGTCCCGGCTCGGCGCTGGCTTTGTTGGACAACATCCGGTACAGATCCGCCCACTGACTCACGGACAGATCAGGGTCAGGGCGAAGGCCATCGCGAAATGCCTGCCGATACAGCAATGCTCCGTCACGCATCAGTCAACGTCTCCAGCGCCTTGCGGATCTCCTCGGTCAACGTCTGGTGGATGACAACAGGATCCGACTCTGCAGCCAACTGGTTGCTGACGCGATCAGGAATATTGCCCAGAGCATCCCGTACAGCACGAGCAGCAGTGAAAGCCTCCCGCTGTACACGAGCAACTTCCACGAGTTGATCCTCTTTGACCTCCAAATCCAAGCGAGCCAGCTCCGCACGGAAATGCTCTGACTTCGCACGACTTTCATTGAATGTCGGAATCTCAAGGTCTTCTGATTTGCGACGCGTGGGACTCACACTGGCCAACGGGTTGCCTTCCCTGTACGCCTTGACCGCCGCCTCCTTGTCCCACTCGATCTTGTTCCTGTTCACCGCGAAGCAGCCGTCAAACCGCCCTTGGCTCTTCATCTGACTGATCCGGGCTT